TTCGCGTATCTCTAACCGTCCGCGGCTTGTTTTTATACGGTAAAATGGTTCCGAATGAGGGAGACGGAACGCTTCAAATTCAATATGAGCGACTTTAGCATAGAGGTAGTGCCGAGAACTCATAATTCTTACGGGACTGGTTCGAATCCAGTAGGTCGCACCAGAGATAAATAAAGTTAACTCGCCATTGCACCAGGCGTATAATGAGATAAGTTTTGTGCAGCAATTTCGCGGGGCTTGTATAGTGGTAATACCTTAGCCTTCCAAGCTAAAGCGAGGAGTTCGATTCTCCTGCCCCGCTCCAGAGTTAGGATCAGTTCAGCAAGTATATTTAGAAACCGGCAAAGTGTAGGTTCGACTCCTACCCCGAGTAGCAATATTCGGGTGGCGCAATTGGCAGACGCACTGGCATTAAAGTGATCCTGTTATTTCAATCAAAAGAGGCATATATGAAAACTAGCAAACGCTAGTGTCAATCCAGATCCTGTAATCTGTATTGGCACATAAAAGACAATTAACAGATTATGGGATTGAAACTTTAAAGTGAAGTACCGGTCTTTTAAACCGGCTAATTCGGAGCGTTACCGAACAGTCCTACCATATTAAAGTAGATTAACAGCAAACAGGATACCTAGCAACTGGACGCAGGGGCTATCCCAAAGACGTGAGGCATCACCGCTGTAAAGCTAGGAAACAGTCTACTTTAATATGGTAACATCATAGTTAAGTATTTTGACGGACAGATCCTGCAATTAGAGCAGGCGATCTTTTCGGTGGCCCTGGCAGGCTGCGAAAACTCTATATGCCAGTATAGAGGAATATTAAAATGCTTAACTATGGTAGCCATATTAAAGCACATTACTCACAGGAATGCCGAATCGTTCTGTAACTCCTAGTCGTAATTTAGTGTGAGAACTAATGGAGTGTGATTCTCATAGTGTGTTTTAATATGGTTTTTCAACATCCGACCTAACGCTGGCAACAGAGGAAGTTCGGTTTTATTGAAAAATGATAAATAAGTGTATGTTCAAACCTACTTACTTATACATCAAAACTCACAATGTCACTGGCTTAAAATACTTCGGTAAGACGACCGGGCGCAGGTTGAAACAATACAAGGGGTCAGGTACCCGTTGGCTAAATCACATTAATTATCACGGGTATGATGTAACAACTGAGATTGTTGGTTACTTTACTGACAAAGAGGAGTGTCGCAGAACCGCAATAGAGTTCAGCGTAGCACACAATATAGTAGAATCAGCCGAGTGGGCAAATTTAATCCCGGAAGATGGTATCAGCGGTGGTTCAGGCGTTCCTAGAGATAAAAATTCTCAGTTTGGAACAATGTGGATCACTGATGGAGTAACTAATCGCAAGATACCAAAGACTGATGATATACCAAACGATTGGCATAAGGGACGAGCAATGCCGAAAGGTTGGGGTGATAATGTTCGCAACAAACTTAAAGGCAGAACTCATATAGAAATGTTAGGAGAAGAGGCAGCAAAACTTCGTACCGAGCAAAAGAAGCAATATTGGCAAAAGTACAGAGAACAGAGAAAATAGGATAGAACAGAATCCCGGCTACCGGGTGTTGAAATCTTTTTGAGGCGGCCCGGCGGCGATCAGGTTCGATTCCTGTTTGAGGTGGGTCCAGACGACGGTCACGGAAAGTTCAACTCTTTCACGCTTCACCATGTTACCCAAAAGTAGTTGACAGGTAACTGAAAGTGTTGTATGATATGATCTGTAAAATGATTTACTTTGCACGATCAGTTAATAAACACATAAAAATCGGTTACTCCAATAACCCTGAATTTAGAATTGACCAATTGCAAACCGGATGCCCGACAAAATTACATTTACAGGCTACAATGCCTGGATGTAGTAAAACTGAAAGTGGTCTCCATGAATTGTTCTCTCACTTGAGAGTACGTGGTGAATGGTTTAGGTATGATGAAGAATTGAAATGGTTTATAAGAGCAGTAAAGGAAAATCCTGATACTCTGAATATTAAGACCTTGTATATGGAATCGCAAAAGAAGCGTATCCTTGCTAAGGCAAAGAGGTTAGGACCGAATCATAAATTAAGTAGAGAATTAAGCGGGGTTTAGCCCGCTGTGCAGGCATCTTCGGGTGTCTGTGCGCTGATAAGCACAGTGATGTGCCCAAAGGAGGTATGCCTACATAACTCCGCCGCTTTAGGGCTTGCTCTAAGGACGGTCAATCTAGAAAAGCATGCCAACTCCCGTGAGGGAGCGATCACTGATAAGACCGGTGGTTGTAAAAGCGAATCTGATAGATGTGGAAAGAATGTTTGCTTAAACGCCAGAGATAATATCAAAGGGAACGTTAGCAGACAGAGAGAAACAGGTGGTGCTGTCCTCACATCGATACCAATCAGTTAACTTGTATTGGAAAGTGTAGTGTCACGATCTGAAGGGTTGCACCTAAAGGTTATGATGCAGTTTTAGTGGTTGGTGGGTTATGTCGCAAGACTGATAGCACACTGGTCGCAAAAGACGACTGAGTAGTTCGCAAGACCAAAGGTACGCGGCGTGTTGAATTGGGTAGTCCAAAAGATTATTCAACAACAGAGACAGCACATCGCAGTAGGTTATGTTATTGATAATGGTTATCAAACTCCATTCTAAGGAGTCTGCAGGTGGTTCAATTCCCCCTAACGATTAAAAGCAAAGTCTGTCTCGGTTGTATGTGAAAAGCATCTAATACTTGAGCCGCAAGGTAATCAAGTCTGATCTAACTCGCAAGGTGAAATCAGTTTATGCAGGAAAGTTCGTAAGTGTTTAGCGACATTGAATGGCTCGCAAGGTCAGCGGAAAAGAAAGCGTAGAATAGCATACGGCGTCAAGTCTAGTGCCTGACTTAAAACGGCGATGTTGGTAACAGACAGAGATACTTGTTTACAAGGCTCTGTGGAAGTCAGAAGAAAGTGGTCTCGCAAGGATCACAATAATGTCTGAGGTGTTACTCGGTAAGCATGTATTCTCAGTGCTCCATTATACTAAAACATATTCAACTGATATGGGGTGAGATTCCCGCAGAGAGTGTGTTTCAGTATAACCCGCGAGTGTGGTGGAACGGTATACACAGCAGACTTAAAATCTGCCGCCGCAAGGCTTGCGGGTTCGAATCCCGCCTCTCGCACCAAAGATCATTCAAAGGAACCAAATGACACCGACAAAAACTTTCAAACTGACAAAGCGCACCAAGACCCTCTTGGGCATCATGTCTTTCCCGAACGCTCATGTTCGCGGGGAATTCAAGCGCATGATGATTCAGGCGCAACTTCAAAGCGAGGTGCGCGTCAAGGCAGAGGTTCGTAAGACATACACTGGCGGACAGCCTGTCGTTGAAACGGCATAAATACTTCTTTAAAGGAGTCTATATGGCTATCAAAATTGAAACAGAAGTGGACAACGGCGGCGGCGCAGCCAGTGGAACTGGTGGGGCTCCAGCAGTGAATACCCCACCGCAGAGTAATACAACAAAAATTATTACCGCTGTGGTTCTGGCTATCGTTGCGTTCGGCATCTTTATGCTGACAAAGTAAGATTTAGGATTCTGACAGCATCATAAAATCCCAAACCGCGAGCGCAGTTCGATTCTGCGTCTGGCACCCAGTGCCCGATTGGTGTAATGGCAGCACAGTGGTCAAAAATGAATCCTGCTAAAAATGAAACGCATAATAGAAATGATAAATAACTGAGAGGAAAAGTTATGTCACGATATTATGTTTATGCGTATTTTCGAGCCAATGAATCGCTGGCTGCTGATGCCGGCACCCCATATTATATAGGTAAAGGCACCGGGAAGAGGGCCTTTAGAAAGCACAGCAGCACGCCGACACCCAAAGATAAAAAGAATATTGTTTTTCTGGAACAAAACTTATCCGAGGATGAAGCACATATGTTAGAAATCGAGCTAATTGCAAAATATGGCAGAAAAGATTTGGGAACTGGTATTTTGCACAATAGAACGAGTGGGGGAGAAGGATTTTCTGGGTCTATTCCATGGAATAAAGGACTCAGCGGAGTACAAGTCGCTTGGAATAAAGGAAAGAGTGGTTATCTATCGGACGTCCAGAGGAAAGATATCGGAGAAGCCATCAGGATGCGCGGTCAGCAAACACCTGAGGTAATAGCAAAACGGGCGGCAGCGATGATGGGCAAAAACAAAGACAAAATTCGTACTGAGGAGTCTAAGAAGGCTCACTCGGAAAAAATGAAGGGCCGCCCGTCGCCCCTTAAAGGTAAGGCATCCCCACTAAAAGGAAAACCAGGTAGATCTTGGACCGAGCAACAAAAAGCCGACATGTCGGTGGTGCGAATCGGAAAGCCTTGGTCTGATGCGAGAAGAATGGCTTGTCGAAACAAAAAGGAGACATAAGATGCAAAAAAGAATTTTAGAAATTAGAGCCGCTGAAGGCGGCGAAGATGCCAAACTCTTTACCAGAGATTTGGCGCAAGCATACACAAAGCATTTCGGTCGAGTTGGCTGAAAGCACCGACTGTCAGATCAGTCTGATAATATCTCAATCGAGGTAGAAGGTCCCGATTTGACCAGTCTTGATAACGAGCCCGGCGGACACCGAATTCAACGTGTGCCCCCGACAGAGCGCAAAGGCCGGGTGCATACATCAACAGTAACCGTGGCAGTGATCGATTCCAAAACAGTCTCCCAGGTCGAGTTTAATAAACAAGACTTCAAGATCGAATGGTATTCAGGAACTGGCGCCGGTGGACAACACCGAAACAAACATCAGAATTCATGTCGAATAACACATGTGTCTGGTATCGTGGTAACTGCACAATGTCGCTCCAGAGAAAATTCACTGAACGAAGCACGAACAACTATCCTGGAACGTCTGAACCAGTCGCATCTGGGACGAGTGTCCGGCGAAGAGGCAGCGAACAGAAAGAAACAAGTTGGCAGCGGAATGCGCGGAGACAAGATCCGAACATATCGCTTTCAGGATAACACGGTCAAAGATCATTTGACCGGTAAGCAAGCGCCAGTCGATAAAGTGATGTCTGGTAATTTTCAACTACTATGGTAAGATCATGAAATTTGAAATTGATGAATCGTTTCTAACCTCAGTGAACATCTACAAAGAGTGGAGCATGTTCAAGCACATTGCCCCCGGGGACCTGACGCCTGATCAGGTTTTCAAAATGATCAAAGGTGAAGATCGTTGTTCCTCTCTGTCGTCTGACGATCACCCGGAGTTCAAGAAACTGCGTGAGCAACTAGGCGCGGACGGTTACATAGAAATACAACGACGATGGTGGAACGGTGATAGTGTCACCAAGACGTTTACGTTAAACGGCCAAAAATTCAAAAAGGGTGACCAATTCCCGAGTGGATGTGCTATGTCCGGGCATTTGAAGTTCACAAAGAAATTTAGAGGATAGAAGTGATGGTCACTAAGCATCTTGGAAAGATGTTCCCTTGCTAACGCGGGGACGGTTCGATTCCGTTATTCTCTGCCAATATAGGAAGGTTATGTGCGCTGGGCGCACCACTGTTTCGAAAGCAGATGGGTCTTTACAGGCTGGGGTTCGATTCCTCAGCCTTCCGCCACATCTGCCCTGGAGTGAATTAATAAATAGACCGGTTGCGGACTAAATACAATATGAGCTTTTTAAATATTCTTAAAGAACGGATATCAACTGTCGCCGCGGCCGTCGAAAAACCAAACACGATTCTCGTAACAGCATTAATATTCCAAAGTTTGACCAGACTTGTTGTTGACAATCGTGGAGAATTTGGTTTTTATCCATTCACCTAAGAGCAGAGTAAATATAGTATGACTTTCTTAGATAAACTCAGATCACGCCTAGAATTGGTAAAAGACACTACAATGAATACAGCAAACATAGTTCCTGATAGTATAAAGCAGGAGCGGCTGTCTATTTGTGATTCGTGCCCGTATTTGTTTCGACCAACAATGCAATGCCAGAGATGTGGATGTTTTTTGAAAATAAAAACGTCATTTGCATTTTTTAAATGCCCCGAAGGTAAATGGAAATCAGTCACAAATGATGAGGTAACTTGATGTGGAGTATGGGAGCCGACGACTGGATTAAATATGGGTGGGATAGTGGTAAATGGGTCCCTGGCGCCCAGTTAACAATAGATTTGCGTAGCAAAGAAATTGCAGGTAATTTGGATATACATCATGTCGCAGTATCGGCTGTGCATAAGATAGTAGATACATACCCTGCTCCATTTACATTGATGTGCAGCGGCGGCATTGATAGCCAAACTATGATTTGGTGCTGGAGTTTGGCAAAAGTGCCATTCAATATCATGTCAACGCGCTATAAATCTAACGGAGTGTTCTTCAATGAATACGACTTGGTAAGTTTGCGCGATTTCTGCAATACTAACTCCTTCACTATAACTTATCAGGATTTTGACCTGATTAACTTTTTGGAATTCGGACTACCTGATATAGCCCGGGACAATGATTGTGATAGTCCTCAAATTTGCACCCATATAAAAATGACCGAGAGTATCACGTCAGGCACAGTGTGTTTCAGTGGGAATTGTCTGATGCCAAGAGCACATTTAAATTATACATTATTAGGTATGCATAGATACGCACTCCGGTCTTCTACGCAATCGCGCCAAATAATACCCTTTTTTTTACTGCATGATCCGGTACTTGCCAAATCATTCGTCAAAACATCTGCTAGTTTTAAAAGTTTGGATGATATTTATCGCCTAGCAGGGGTTCCAATTGTATCACCGCCATCCAAATATAACGGATTTGAAAACATAAAAGAATTTTATGATAAATACTATGACCGTGTCACTACCGTTGATCGTCTGCAATATGCAGCCAAACCAAGCAAGAGGGTTTTTGATCTGCTGTTTAGACATCCGTATGAGGGTGCAGGGAACCAGTACAAAGATAGTGTTCAGGTGAACCAAATTTTATAAAAGAGAATGATATGACAAATTACATAGTAGATTTCGTAAATAGTGCTTCGCTGGCAGAGATAGATGCCTACTTATCGGAGAACAATTGTATTCTGGTGAACATGTTCGATAACTTAAATCGAGCTTGCTTGGTTAGTTCAGAAACACATCCTCCTGCAGCAACAATAGTGACCTATGTCCTGGATGATAATGCGTCCTCTATTAATCTATTGACATCTATCCCGGTTATACAAGACCCCGTACCACCGACCGTTGAAATACTAAATGCCGATATTATTAATTGGTGGAAAGTATATTCATTGAAAGGGGTTGACCTCAGTGCTGAAGTTACGACGGCACCAAAATTTGGACAATATGTGAATGTCTACATGGTGGACAGTGGCATTGATATCTCGCACCCGGAATTTACCGGCAAAGACATTGATCTGTTGTACTCTCTTACTGGTGATTTTATTGACAATACTGGGCACGGCACAGCCTTGAGCAGTCTGGTAGTTGGGTCAGTGTGCGGGTTGACCAATGCTACCCTGAAGGTAGTAAAGATTTTCGATAGTGTAGTGGCCACAAAACAGAGTGACTTATTGTATGCCTTTGATGCTATTTTAAATGATGCCAATTCCTCTGTTAATAAAGTATCAGTGGTGAACCTAAGTTGGTCAATTGCAAAAAATATTTACATAGAAGAAAAAATTAGACACCTGATTCAGGCGGGAATAGTAGTTGTTGTTGCTGCTGGTAATTCGGGGTTGCCAATAGCCGACGTAACTCCGGCATCAATGCCTGACGTTCTGACCATAGGTTCTTACAATTCAAACTTCGCCCCCTCTAATTTTTCAAATTATACTAACGAGTCAGCGACCAGTGTCACGGCAGCACCGGTCAATCACGGAGCAATTGACAGCTGGGCACCAGGTGAACAAATATGGGCAGCTATCATTGGTGGTGGATATAATTTCGTAGCCGGAACATCAGCAGCAACCGCCATCTATGCCGCGGCAGTGGCATATAATGCAGGTCAGAGATTAACCGAGTCGTCAGATTTGATTATGGCAAGACGAAATTCCGGCGGGGTCGTAATACTATCTGTATTAACTTATAAGGACCGCACTGGTTTATTGAATTTCTCGGATCCTAAATACGCAGCATCGACTAATAAAATTTGCACGTACATAAATGTACGAAATGCTGCTACGACACAGCCATCAGTGATGCCCTTTAAGGCAGTAGTAGATGTTGGGGGACTTACTACTCCGTTACTATTTGTAACCGCTCTAACATCATCATACGAGATTCTAACCCCACTGCCACCGTATATGACAGTTCAGCGTAATATGTTATGTATCCATCCCACTGAAGAACCGATTAGTCCCACCGGAGTTGATATAATTGATGTTCCGTTCAGAGTGACCTCGCTAGATAACACCCAATTCGAATCAACAGTTACAGTCGTTGTCCGAGGATCGACGTTTGATGTTTCATTGCTGCCACCGGACGATCCATTAATTGAGATAACATTGCTCACGCCGTGCGTTGGTGATAGATTCTCCTGCACCGGCAAGACGTGCCCGCCTTCGTCAGGCTGTGTCGCAGGAGCTAAGTCGTACTGTGAGTGCTTAGGTCCGTAACTCATGAATACTATAACCATATTACCTGATAAGCACATCGGTATATTCTTTCAACCCAGGTCTGGGTCTTCTTTGCTCCGGGGGTTTTTATCTGACATAACCAATAGAGTAAATTTATCAGAATGGTTCAATCATAAGATAGATACCGTCAAGGTCAATGCCACGCCAACTGGCTTTACTACTTTGCGACTAGCAGGAAACAAAACAACATTATCCGATGAACAACTCTGTCAACGGTCCCGTGATCATATTGCATTACTAACACCTCTCAGTGATAATAAAATTTACACAGTATTCAACATTCTACCACGGAGCTACTCAGATACCTTCCCTGAACTTACTGCTCTACTAGCGGAGCAGACATCAGTTCAATTTATACGGGTTGACCGCGCTGATTTATTATACGCATTCCTTTCCGTGTATGTCGCCAGGTTAAGTGATACATGGCATAGAATAGCAGGTCTACCCTCAAAAGAGAGGAAAGATGTCAAATTTAAAATTAACACCACAGTGTTACTCGCTGATTTGACATCGTATATCGAAGAACGTGATATTATTGCTAAAAACTTCAATAACATACCGACTGTTTACTATGAACAATTTCAATCCTCACCTGGCTTCCTACACACTCTATTCGATGGCATACCACATCAGCTAATTTCTATTCCACTTCTTAAATCGTATGTCAGGTATAAAGATTTAGTTCTCAATCTCAATGAGGTCGAGCATGTATACGAGAAGTTCGTAAATGAGCATAAAGAATACTTTCCGCAATACTTTGGTAAGATGCCCCATGTTCAAATTCCTGCTTGTCAAGGTAGACAACCGAAGAATCTATCTCCTATTCAACTCGCAGTATGAAATTAATAATTGGCCCGTCACATCTCAAAACTGAATTGGATTTTGAAATTTTCAGAAAAGTTGGGTCAATTGTTACAGTCGGTGGACGCCTAGGTTTTTTTAATAAAGTCGGGGTGTATCTGTCTGGTGGAATAGACTCATTGGCACTTCTATGTCTGATACTATCTGACTTGCGTTCTGCCCACCGATTGAAAACAACACCGGTAATCTGCTTCACAGTAGCCAAGAGTGATGGCCCAACTTACTATGTACCGAGGCTTATACAGAAAGTTGAAGAACACTTCAACTGTAAACTAATTCATGTCAATGACATTCCCAATGATCTGGAACCAGATAAGACCGGAGACATGGCACCTAACGCTGTTAAATTTGTAACTGAGTATGCTCCTAATATGATCACCTACATGGGTATCAATAGAATGGCGCCCGATGATATTCGTCCGTTCAAACAACGATTGCGTATTGACTATGGGTATTCTACCACAACGCCAAAATTTTCCGCACCATTCCTGTTCCTACATAAGCCGCATATTCTTGACCTTCTCTATAAATTAGGGTGTGAGGACCTACTGCAATACACCCATTCCTGCACGGTTTTACCTGATGGTGCATGTGGTGAGTGCTACTCATGCGCCGAGAGAAAATGGGGTTTTGATGCCCTCGGAAAAATAGATCCTGGAACTACCCCAGTAATCGCACTGCCTCTACATACGTGATGTCAAGGTTATAATTGGTTGATAGTGATCTGGCAAACGCATCCAGATAATGTTGGTAATCTTCCTTGCACGGAGAGTAGGTAAGTTGTGCCCGATATGCCTCAACTTCCGCTGCCTGGCGATGACTTCTGCTCATCATGTAGAAAAGACCATTAAATGGATTCTGCCAAAACTGCTTGACATGGGTAAGTTCATGTTGAAGCAACGCCTCATTACCCTTTGACTTCGGGCGAACCACCACGACGAATCCGTATGTATACGCGGAAAATCTGCTCGGAATGAACTAATTTGTATAAAAGACCATAAGCACCTCTTGGGTATTTACCCAATTTAATTGATTTCTTCTCGTAGGTGTGATATAATACATTCTTTACACACTAAGGACTCCGATGGGACTCAGCGCAGAAGAAGCAAAAAACATGATTGGTAATCGGTATGACCTGGTGCTAATTGCATCCATTCGCGCCCGAGAACTAAAGCGCGGAAATCTTCCGTTCATCACCACAAAGAATAGTCCTGCGGTCAAGGCTCTCAAAGAGATTGAGCAGGGTTTTGTCGGTCGTGATTACCTGAAGAAAGTGGGCAGACGAACTGACCCAAAAAGCATGACTAAAAGCATCTTTTCTGATACAATAGATAAATAAACAGCATTTAGAATCGGTACAGCATATAAAATCCGAACTGTATGACTCTCGCCGAAAGGCCAGACTATACGAACAAGTGGAAACCTTGTAAAAAGTTTCACAAACGATTCTGTTAAATTTAGGCTCGGTGCAGCAACACCATAAAACTACGCATTGCTACTTTTATTCGGACATCAAACTCCGAGTATATTGTAGATAGAGGATTTTCGATTTTCTCCTCGATAAAAACAAAAAGTAGATAACGAGCCTGTTATTTTTAGGTTAGGCCATCTTGATGGCTTTTCCTGATTTTATCCAATTGTAAATAGTCATTTCTACTTTACCCAGTTTGGTAGCGGCTTCGCGCATTGATGAATAAATTATTCCATTAATAATGATAGATACGGCCCTATTCTTTTTACCTTGCAAGGAATTGGAAATTGCTCTACGTTGTTCGACAGTCTTCGGCAACTTATTCAGAACTTTAAAATGGTTATTAACTACTGCACCACCGGTACCACCATCAGTACCATTTCGTAGTGTACCGGAGTTATCATCCTTTCGCCCGTACCAGCGGATCATTCGTCGCTCAAGGGCAAATGCTCCGACTTCCGTAAGATTTGATTCTAGTATTATAATTCTAGTATAGTCTGTTGGTGAACGACATGCTTCGGTTTTGGAATGTTTCCAAGCCCGACCGTCTTTACCTTTTCCGATGTAATACGGTGTACCATTTTTACGAAGATACGCATACACATAAAAACACAATAGACCCGATGTTGAATAAATATTCATGCTGATTGCTCCTTCAAGCGTTAGAGTAGTCGGATATGTTCAGTATCGCGGGCTACACTATTATTTATCATTTACCCAAATAAGTTGATAAAAAGTAAAAAGTGCGTTATAATTAGACTTGGAAGGTTAGGTTCAGCAACATCAAACTATGTTCTGAAAGGACTTGTCGCGCAGTATTTGTGGAGCCTGAAAGGGCTTTGAAGCAGATATTGACACGCCGCAGGGCAGACGGTTCTCTCGCCCAGGAGTTGTGGCCCTGGTTAAAATAGCCGCTAAACACTAACCTGTTGAACTAGGATGAATACAGCATTTAAAAACTACAGCAATTGCTATAGAATGTGGCCGTAGGGGTGGGCTGAAAGCACATATCTGTGAAATACCAGATACGCAGATGGAATAGTTGACTCGGGGAAAGCCCGATATGTGTCACGCAGAAACAATGTGAATAGGGCAACGCCGAATCGTTGCTAGGGTTGTAGAAAGTAAGTCCCGCAAGGGTGAGTTAAGATCAACCAGAAAATAAATAACCTCTTTCAATCATCCTGCCAAATTTATGTACACCACTGAACAAAAACGATTACTGTCAATAGCTCTCAGATCACAGGCAATTTGTGATGCCGTTGGGGAGCAGTTTGAATTTCAATCAGACCCTCAACTCACCAACTTGCAAGAGCAGATCAACAACCCGATCTACAGCTTCAATATCACTGACGACACGCAGATGACCATGTTTGGTCTTGAGGCGATGATCAACGGTGGCTCCATCGATCAGATTAAACAAGAGTATTATCACTGGCTGCAGACGCAATGCGAATCTGCGACTAGGTACTATCCAACGAGCGATCGGCTAATTGATCAGCAAGCGATGTGGTCAGTAAGGGCACCGGGCAACACCTGTATCCATTCGTTGCGGACTCTACGCAAGGGTTCGGTCGTCGGAAACAACAGTAATGGTTGCGGAACAGTGATGAAAGCATTGCCGTTTCTATTTGAGCCAACCGCTGATTTGTTAGTAGATGTATCTCTGCTGACACATCAAGGCCCGCAAATTCACGGTACAGCAATTCGTCAGTGGGAATACGCACAACAACTTCTGGCCAAGAAAATTCCAGGAAAATTCCTTGGCAAGGACCTTGCTGACGTGTTCGGTGATGGAGGCTGGCAAGCCGAACCGTGCCTGGATATTGCAATCTGGGCATTTGAAAATTGTCACGGTGACTTCACGAAGTTACTTGAATTGGCAATCCTTCACAGCGGTGACAGTGATTCGGTCGCAGCTACCGCAGGTGTATTTTATGGGTTATTCTACGAAACATACCCAAAAGAGTTGTACGAGAGAGTTTACCAGCATCCAGTAATTGATATGCTTTTGGGTAAACTGCTGTAGACAACAATACGGAATCGTGCTATAATAAGCTCTTAGTTAGATAAGATTAATTCAGCAACCGGCAGCTATGCCACCGAAATAGCAAAACATTAATCTGTTAAGGAAATCAAAATGAACGCATTTGTAAACGCAATCGCCAACCAGGAAGCTCGTACCACGAACGGTATGAAGGCTCGCAAGTCCACAGCTAACGCATGTGTTGACCTCTTTTTCGCCATCGGTGCCTCCCGTGGTAAGAACATCATCCCGCAATTCACTGCTGCATTCGTGGAGAACGATGACCTCGCTCTGCGTATCGCATCCTGGGCGCGTGACGCCCGTGGTGGTGCAGGTGAACGTGAAGTATTCCGTCAAATCCTGACGCACCTGGAAACGGCAAACCCTGACGCGGCTGCAAAGCTGTTGGCTAAGGTTCCGGAACTGGGACGCTTTGACGACCTGTTGGTCTTCAAGACGAAGCCGCTGAAGGACAAGGCATTCACTCTGTTGGGTGACGCGCTTCGCGCAAAGAACGGTCTGGCTGCAAAGTGGACTCCGCGTAAGGGTGAAGTGGCAGCGGAAATTCGTCAGTTCTTCGGAATGACACCGAAGCAGTACCGCAAGACTCTGGTTGGCATGACCAACGTTGTTGAAACGGCAATGTGCAGTGGTTCGTGGGACACCATCAACTACAGTCACGTTCCGTCTGTGGCTCACTCGCGCTACAAGAAGGCGTTTGGTCGTCACGGCACGACATACGCTGAATACGTGACCAAGTTGGTCAAGGGTGAAGATGGTGTGAAGATCAATGCAGGGGCAATCTTCCCGCACGACATCCTGAAGGGTCGTATCGGTCATTTCGCCACGACGATGACAGCGCAGGAATTGGCTGTTATTGAAGCACAATGGGCGGCTCTGCCGAACTACATTGGTGACGCATCTGTGTTGCCTCTGGTTGACGTATCGGGTTCTATGACTTGCACTGCAGGTGACAAGGGCACGACAACTTGTATGGATGTGGCAGTCTCCCTGGGACTGTACTTCGCTGACAAGGGTCGCGGTGCCTTCAAGGACTGTATGCTGACGTTCAGCGGCTCTCCGGAGTTGATCAAGCTGAAGGGCAACATCAACCAGAAGATCGATCAGATGGTGAAGACCAACTGGGCCATGAACACTGACCTGAACAAGGCCTTTGAGAAGATTCTGAGTGTTGCTGTGAACCAGAAGGTTCCGGCAGAAGATATGCCAGGAACAGTGGTTATCTTCTCTGACATGCAGTTTGACCAGTGTGTCAACCACGACGATTCGGCTATCCAGATGATCGAACGTAAGTACGAAGAAGCTGGATACGAACTGCCGAAGGTGGTCTTCTGGAATCTGCATGCGGGCGCTAACGTGCCGGTCAAGTTCGACAAGAGCGGAACTGCTCTGGTCTCTGGCTTCTCTCCGGCAATCGCTTCGGCGGTTCTGTCCGGCGACAACGATGGCTTCACGCCGACTGCTATTATGTTAAAAGCAGTTATGCAGTCGCGTTATGACATGAACTGAGTTCTGTCAGTTTGGTTAGGATCCAGTGATCGGGTTTTCGAACCCACCCGGATCCTAACCTTGTTTTTGTGCCTGCGGCAATCTCCCGAAGCTGAGTTACTATTTTTCTACTTGCTAACCGATTACACTTGTTCCGAGCCTTTTCCTTAGCCGCGAGAGTGTTCAATTGGGGTGTAATAAATATCCCATTTTCTCGTTTTGTTCTAATGCCTTGTTTATAGCTATCGGGTGTTCCCACTTTGGGAGTTCCCGCTTTTAATTTAGTTTCCCAAGATTTTTTCCCTGCTCCCGGTTGTTTTCTCCCCTTACCTGGACGACCACCAGTTAATCCATCCTCGGGCTTCAAATTCGCCCACTCATTGGATTCTACTATTTTATTCTCATTAGAAATACTAATAGCGATGCTATGTATTAATTGCGGATCATAAAACCAATCACTCACCCACAATGTTTTGATGTGTTCTTTTCCGTATTTTTTAATTCGGTCTCTCCATATAACACCTGAACCGGTGTATTTATACGGGTCTCTGGAAGTTTTGCCAAGATATTTCATGCCTGCTAGTTCTTTGATGTATAGTCTGCATGGCTTAAAACTTTTTCTTATTTGTTCGGTTATGGGTATTGGTGAATAAATACACATGCTGATACTCCTTGAAAGTGTTAGAGTGAGTGGGAATTGGTAGTTCCGTGACTCACACTTATTTATCATTATAACCTAAATACTTGCTTTTTACATAGATTTATTATAAAATAACAACATGGCAACTAAAGTACAAAAATATGTTTGACCTCTCTGATATAGGGGTTGTCAAATCTTCTTTCCCCCATATAGCAAAGATCATCACTTTGCTGTGGGGGAATCAAGAATGCCATGATTATCTGCACAAACTATTCACTGATGTCCGAGACGGTAAACGTCAGGGATTTCCTTTGAGAGTGTTCCTGGCGCTGAACTCACTGATGCTACAACATCGAGTAGAATTTCCACAATTTATTCCACCGAAAGATATATGGGGACCACGATGAAAAAACCTACAGCGACTAAGGAAAAAAAGAAAATAATCGACACCTCTAAAAAGGCAAAGATTGTTGAACCAGTAGTTGTTCAGAAAGCCTTTAAGGCGAAGAAAGTTGTGCCGAAGATTCCTCTTAGCAAAATGTCTTTGGCTGAACTCAAAGAGTTGCGAATAAATATCGCTGAACAGATTAACGCCAGCGGAGTCCACTGGATTAAAAATAAGGATGGTAGTCTTGCCAGCACACTTGACCAGACGGACTACTGGAAAGTCAAAGCACTTGTGGAGAAAAAGAAATGAAAATCTATAACCCATTCAAACCGCATCTGGTTCAATTCGCCGAAGGATCATATGCGTACAGAAAATCCGAATTATTTTATTGGACCATGTTAGACAAAGACGGCGATCATTGGTGGTTTGGTAAAGCACAGTGGCAACGGCGTTGCTACGGCACCAAGCACGAATCTGAATTGGCTTTGTTAAGATGGCACATCAGGTCCAAAACGCCGAAGTATGACGTAGGAACATTAGTATAACTCCGAGTACACTTTTCGGTTATGTGAAGTGGGTTAGGCAAGAGACCATAGTTGCCGGGCGCATACGATCAGCCTCATAGTCCTTTTTCGGGAGCCTGGAAAAATCGTAGGTCAGTTCCGACATGCCCTTACCTGCCCGATGTTGGATGAATGGATTAATAGCCCGGTCCCAGAACTCTGTGGTGGAGTTGCTGGGACACCTTTAATAGAACATGAACATTAACACAGACGCATTTTCTCACGGTCAGATTGTCAGCAAGGTATGGCTGTGTGAAGAACTGGAACAATACTTGGAACCGCAATCCAATTTGTTCATCCTCGGTGGGTGGTATAACGTCCTTGGATTCATGCTGTTGACTCGACGCCCTGAACATTACCAAACAATCTACAATCTGGATATGGATCCAACTGCAATTAAAGTGGCCAACAAAATAACAGATGCCTGGCACCGAGTTGAGAACATCAATGTGGACGCCAACGACATACTGACAATGGACCCAGTAACTGACACGGTGATCAACTGCTCAGTGGAACATTTTGACAATAATGCGTGGTTTGATAAACTCCCAAGTGGAACCCTGTGTTGTATTCAGTCAAGCAACATGACTGACCCCGAAGAGCCGTGGTTGATCAAGCAACCGAATCCGGACATTCAGACCTTTATGGCACGATTTCCGATGAAGGAAACGCTCTTCCTTGATACGAAGAACATCACCTACTACAATTGGGGATATGACCGTTATATGATTATCGGTCGGAAATAGATTGACATTTAATCTCGTTTGTGCTATAATAGTGCATAGGAGTCAAAAATGCCATTCATTCAAAACTGCGCTGCTAGTGACATAAACGTCGGGCAGTTCTACAAAGATCCGGGAGTAAATTCAATGTTGATCCAAATCAGTGATCCGGCTGGATGGGTGCCCGATCCTAAGCACGACTTCGCCGAAGTGCATCACTTCGAATTCCTTGATGTCGAAAAGGACGATCATGTGTTTGACCCGGTGTTCCGTTGCAGTCAGTCGCAAGCCAGCAATCTGGTGCGCCTGCTTCAACACGCCCTTGAATTGGATATGAACGTCATTGTCCATTGCACCGCTGGAATCTGTCGCTCAGGTGCAGTGACCGAAATCGGTGTGATGTTGGGATTCGCTGACACCATGCGATATCGCCAGCCTAATCTTCTTGTGAAGCATCAGATGATGCGTGAACTGGGATGGACCTATGACCCCAAAGAAGAATCCAAGCCAATCAACGGTTCCCCGTGGGACAATTACTGACCCAGATACATAGCATTTTAATCCAATAAATGCTATACTGTGCGTTCTCTTACATACGGAGTTTATATGATCTTTTTAGAATTAGTTGGTGGGCTTGTAGCACTTGTGATCTTCATTGTGTTTCTGACTCAAGTGGCGATGCCCTTCCTATTCAGCACCCCTTTCTTTCCTATGTTCCGCAAGGTTACTCCGCTTCTTGTTGAAGTCGAGGCCGCCGAGCATGACGTAGAAGAAAAAACCGAACTGATCCGCTTGAGGAAGCGTCTGTACTCGTTAAATCAAGAGCAAGTCGCTCTTGAAAAGCAGATTGCCGATTCGGCAGTCAAGTCATAATCATGTTACCAAGGAAAAAATACATGAACTCTCCCGTAATTACTCCACGCCGAATTCTTACTGGCGCCCTTTCAGGAATCGCTTTTTTCGCGCTTCTGATCTGTATGCCAATGCTGGTGGAAAATCTTGATGCGAAGAACCTCATGGTGATTCAGGCGCTTGGCGGCGACCTGAATACTTTTACTGAACCCGGTTGGAAAGCCCAATCGTTCGGCAAAGTCACCACATATCAACGGCGCGATCAATTCTCGTTTAGTTCTGTGAAAGATCAGGGCAAGACAACTGATGAATCTATCTCCACTCGATTCAATGACGGTGGACACGGCAACATCTCTGGCACAGTGAACTGGCAGATGCCGTTGAAGCACGAACAAATCGTGGCCCTTCATAAGGACTTCGGATCAATCGGCGCCATTGAGCAACAACTGATTCGCCCGTCGATGCAGAAGGTCATTTACAACGTCGGACCCACAATGAGTTCAACAGAATCCAGTGCTGAAAAGCGTCCTGAAATTCCGAAGTACATTGACGATCAGTTGATTCACGGCCCGTATCTGACAAAGACAGTTAACGTGACGCAGAAGGATCCAATCACCGGTGCTGATAAGCAAGTGGCTGTGGTTCAAATTGCGATGAATGAAAAAGGTCAGCCGATGCGTGAATCTGATTCTCAGATTACGAAGTATGGTATCATTTTACAACCGGTCTCCATCAACGAAATCAAGTACGACCAGATCGTGGAAGATCAGATCAAGCAACGTCAACAGTCAACGACCGGTGTTCAAATCTCTATTGCTAACGCCAAGAAAGCTGAACAAGATGCGATCACCACTGAGCAACAAGGTAAGGCTACTGCTGCCAAAGCTAAGTGGGAACAAGAAACTGTAAACGCCAAGGAAATTTCTCTGTCTGAAAAAGACTTTGTTGTGGCAACAAACAAGGCGAAGGTCGCCGAACAATACAAGCGTGAACAAATTCTTCGCGGTGAAGGTGACGCACAGGCCAAGTCTCTGCGAATGAACGCTGACGGTGCTTTGGATGTGAAGTTGGCTGCTGCTGTTGAAATCAATCTGGCGTATGCTCAGGCGATTGAGAAGGCACTGCCGGGCGCATGGTCTCCGCAAGTTGTTATGGGTAACGGAACTGGCAGCGGCGGAAACGGTGCTACGGCACTTGTTGAAATGCTGACTGCACGAACAGCCCGTGAACTTGGAATCGACATGTCTATCACCAAGGGCAAGACTGCGAAGTAAACGAATGGGGCTTCGGCCCCATGTTAAAATGAAAACATTTTTGACAATCATCGGAGCCTTTATATTAGGATTTATTCTGATATCAGGCTTCAATCTCGTTTTACGACAAGCAGGTTTATTCGGACCAACCCATATGGAACTGGATCATCAAGTGTCAGTTACTATGCAGCAATATCAAACGGGTATGGCGAAGGATCTTCAAAGTTTAAGGAACGAATACGAAGCCGGCGACAAAGAACGTAAAGACGCAATTCGCGCCACAATCATTCGCCGCTTCTCTGCTTATCCGGAAGACAGAATGCCACAAGAATTTCAGACCTTTTATCGTGCGTTACTATCAGGGAAAATATAATGGAAACTGGTGAAATGGGAATCAAAGAAAAGACAATTGTTTTTGTGTGTGCTGCCGTTCTTAGCGCATCTGTAGTTTCAGGAATTGCGCTGGCAATATGGCCAACAGAAACAAAATGTCCGGTCGTATCTGCCCCTGTTACGCAGACAGACAAGCGGATGACAAATGATGAAATAATTGCCGAAGTCCATAAGTGCGAGGCCGCCGGATTGAGGTCAACTGAATATAGGTCATCTAACACGGCTTTTGGTGGCACCCCAAGTGACCGAACAGTTCACATTGAGTGTGGACCGAAACTATAGCATTACATTCGCGCAGATTAAATAAACATACCATAACAAAGGAAATAAAATGGCATACACAACGGTATTATTGACAAACGGAGTAGAAGTGAAGAAGGCTCCGATCGGATTTTCATGGACAGTATTATGTTTTGGTGGATGGCCCGCGCTGTTCCGACAAGATTGGATATGGGGGTTTGGTTTGCTGATTGCCGGTCTGTTGACATACGGCCTTGCAGGAGTCGTTGCGGCTTTCTTTTACAACAAAGTGTATGCCAAGACACTCTTTGACGACGGATATCGAGTTCATTCATTGCCACCGGATATCACCGAAGAAGGATTGAAGAACTATCTCGGTTATCTGACTCTACCAACTAAGGCATAAAATGAAATCGTGGTTCTCACGCCCGAACTTTCCAATTCCTGTTGCACCAACACCGGTGACGAAGGAAGTTGCGAATAGTCATTACACAGTCGGAGTAACTTCGGACAACCGAACTATAGTAAAGTTAACTTCCGGTTTCGTTACTTTGGAATTGTCGTTGAACGACGCCGCAGTTCGTCAGATGATCCGATTACTTGAGGCCACATTGCGAGAAGAAAATGATCAACCTACACATCAGCCTGACGAACCCGTGGTATAAAGAAAACTTCAAAAACCTATTCAATCGGTTTGGTGTCATCACCAAACACAAGACATGGGAATTTGAAGTTTGTAGGAATTCACGCACACTTGTCGAGATTAATTTTCGTGTGTCGTACAGAACAGATCATGCCGGTGTAATGATAGATTTAGGTTTGTTCGGCTATGAGGTGTCAGCAACCTTCTACGACAATCGACATTGGAATCACAAAGAGGGCCGCTATTACATTTATACCGAAGAGGGAGGGATGAATTGATGAAGATTAAACGACGATACGACACGATACGAAAACACCAGAAGCATTGGCATGAAGAATTAGTCAAACTACAGGATAACTGTCCGCATACGGATGCAGTTAAAACTGGTCATAGTGACACTGGAAACTGGAGCAAGTCAGACGATTCATATTGGTATGAATTCAGATGCCCTGAGTGCGATAAGTACTGGACTGAACCACAATAAACGACTGTCACGCGCCCGTAATACAACATTCACACCTAATAGATAAATACGGATATGATACACTACGTCCGAGACACCACAAACACATTTTTATCCTTTGTAAAGGATGATCCGGTTCGTCCGGAAATCTCGCCTGATTATAGAGTGAGCAATGGGCGAATAGTTTTGGTGCTGAGTGAGAATGACACCTCTCCTGATGCCATGGTGTGCGTCAGTTTTCATGACGCCATCCCTGAAAAGGTATCGGATCTTGATAACACATCAGAGTTTCCCACTACTGCGATCTTCTACACCATTTGGAGTTATCGTCCAGGCAAGGGCGCTGAGTTGCTCGTCAGCGCAGTATCCTGGATCCGCGAACACTATCCAACGGTCACACGGTTCGTCACCCTTAGCCCCAAGACGCCAATGGCGCGTAGGTTCCATTTGAAGAATGGTGCTGCAATCTTCAGGGAAAATGAGTTGACCACAAACTATGAATACACCGTCGGTCCGATTCAGTTACCTGAGTGACGATTACTACTCAGCCAGAGAGATAGTCTGCACGAAGTTGACGATTGCTGTGGCGAACGTCATTGATCTTCCCAAGGAAATCGTAATTCAGTTTGCAAACCTCGGTGATTCAGTGTATGGCAATACTTCGATTGAACACCGATTCAAGAATAGAATCCGGATCAACTTTCAGTTGAATGTGACTGAACTACCGGGTCCATTGGTTCATGAGTTGATCCATGTAAATCAGGTCCATGTTGGTCTTCTCAGGGCACAAACAGGAGTGATCTTCTGGCGTGGCCAACAATACAGAGTTGATGACAACCTGACGTACCAGCAACACCAAGCACTTCCATGGGAAATGGATGCGTATGACCGACAAGAACAAGTATTGAAAAAGGCTCTGGAATTTGCTAAACTTAAATAGGTGGTTCCGGGCATAAATACTACATGACCGAAACAATCACAGAACGCCAGCGCCGCAATGACCGAAATCATGCCATATATGTCATTACCAACACCCTCACTGGTGAGCAGTATGTCGGGCTTGCTGTGCTGAACTACGCTGTCAAAGTGGCACTCCGTCGGAGAATACAGAAGCATGTACAACGCGCCACGGCTGAGGATAAGGACTGGGGACTATGCAAGAACATCCGTGAATACGGATCGGAAGCGTTCACCTTCGGATTACTTGAAATCGTCCGTGGCAAAGCCGCTGCCCATACAAGAGAACTTGAATATATTCGCGGGTACAACCCATCGCTAAATACTTTTCGGTAATGCTTTCTCCAAAATACTTTCTTTTTTATAGAGTTTGTGCTATAATAGTTACTATTGTAGCGATTCTGTGGTGGGTCAAAGTTCCAGAAGAGGAAATTGATTCATCAGAGGAGACACCCGAACTTGTAACTTTGAAGGAAATCATAAATGAAACTGAAAGACGTAAACGAAGCACTTGATCATCGCATCACTGACGGCAGTGAATATCAATGGAAATGCTACCCAACGGCACGATATCTGGATTATGACACCCCGTTTGGGCATGTCAGTGTGGTGTTCAGCACGGTCAATCAAGAAATCTACGAAGCCACAATCGAAATCAAAGATACGGACAGTCGCCCATATCGTTGGTTGAATCCAGAAACCAAGCAAGCAATGTTTGATGAAGCAGATGCGCGCGCCGTCGATAAAGACAATGCCTGGGATGATGTGAATTGGATCGATCTTGAAACTGAGGAAGACTTTTTGGAAAAGGCAAAGGCTATTATGAATGGTGAGAAGTTTGACAAACGGATCCAAGTGCCGATTGAGTTGTCTGATGAAGACTTCCTTGCACTGGCGAAGATGGCCCATGAACGTGATATCACATTCAATGAAATGATTTGTGAGACACTCCGAGAAGTTATTAAAGGACTACAACATGAAAAAACTACTACTGACTCTGGCACTGGTTGCTGCGGTAAGTGCTCCGGCTCTTGCAAATCCTGATTGCAGGCGTGGGGTAGACCATAAGATTGGGTGTGGTCCTCACCGCCCTGATTATCGGTTCAACAATCATAATAGGCATGTGCAACCTCACCCGCAAGCAGTGTGGCGTGTCAATGATGGTTGGATTCTACCTGCGATCATCCTCGGAACAATCCTTACCATTGAATCCACTCGGCCAATAGTGGTTGAACCTACTTACGTTCAGCCCACAATTTTACCGGCACCACCATTCGGATATAAGTATATTAACGCGCTTGATCCTGCGTGTAACTGTAATAGAATTGTATTGGTACCAAATTGAATGATCTTTTTTCGAAAATAGGAACATGGATTTCCGATGACTATAAAACTCACCCTTTTCGTTTTGTCGTTGAAATTGCGGCTTGGGCTCTTTCTATCGGATGCTCGGTTACTATGGCGCTCACTGTACCGCATCCGCCTCTTATTATACTGTATCCCATTTTTATGCTTCAGTGTTGTATGTTTGGTTGGTGTGCGTATAGCCGTCGATCTTTTGGTATGGTAGCAAATTATCTGCTGTTGGTGACTATAGACAGCGTTGGTCTTTTCAGAATGATAGTCAATTAATAAGGAAAAAACATGAGTAAGGTATCTAAGAAGCCCGATAGTAAAGAAGTTCCCGTTGTGCCAGCGAAGCCCGCAGTCAAGAAGGTATCGGCAAAGCCTGCCGTAAAGCCAGCGACTAAACCTACAGTGAAGAAGGTGCCAGAGATAAAAGCACCTACACTGGTAGACACCACCGTAGCAGAAGTTGTCAGCAACTCTGAGTCATATGTGATCGACGTTCAAGAGGACAAAGACGGTGAAATGTTCATTGAGTTCCCTGAGAACATGATGACCAATGTTGGTTGGACTGAAGGTGATGTACTTACTTGGACTGACAACAAGGATGGCAGTTTCTCCCTCACCAAGCAGGTCAAGCAGCCCACAGAGTGGGTCCTTGTAGAGTGCGTCAGTACTTTCCGTGAGCGTTATATGGTTGAAGTTCCTAAAGGTAAGGCAAAGTGGGCCCTTGATACAGTTTCAATGGAAGAAGCACATGAGTTCAGCCAAGAGCACCTCGGCGAACAGATTGTGTCTCATCGGGTAGTTACTAAGGAAGAAGCACTTGTGATTTGTGATGAAGATAATGCCTACACAATGGCTTGGACAGATGAAGCCAAGGAAAAGGCATTCTTCACACCTTGGAAAGAAAAATGAAATTAACCTGGTATAAAAAAGTGCTGCTTATTATTGTGGCACCCTTTATCATCGGTGCATGGTGTGTGATGAACCCAAAGGCTGTATGGGCCGAAGCAAAGAAAGAGTGGGATAAATGATTGCTCATACTGGTAGGACGCTGTTTAATGAAACATGGCTTACTGAAATGCCGCGCGGAGTTGGTTCATTTGAATTGTATGATATGATAGAATACAACATCAAGGATCTAAAAAAGCATAATCATCCGATCACCTCTCTGCCGAATAACCTATTCAAGGTTGATTTACGGCAGACAGCATATTACTGGTATGAGCGTGGTGGGGTTATACTGCTCGCAGCGGAATTTGAAAAATTACCGCAAGGTTGGATAGTCAGGGCTACTGGGAAGAATCCTGCAGTCAGGGGGAAAGCCCCATGGGCAAGTGATCTGTATGATGCTGTGCTTAAGGACAGCGATACTGCCATCAGAATACTTAGTGATAATGATCTGAGTGACGAGGGATATGGAATTTGGAAGCGACTGTTTCAACTTGGGCATAAAATCTCAGTGTATGACGCGAATGAACCTGGTAAAACATTTCAATCCCTTGACAATGCCGATGAGTTTGAAAAATATTTCAAAGATGATGATACTGCGTACAGGCGTTATCAATTCATTTTGACTGAAACGGTAGGCGAAGCACATGTAGAAACAAGATCCCAGTTTCAAATACGGCGCCACCGTGAACTTATAAATAGCACCGAAGATTATAAAACAAAGAAGGAAACGACATGTCGGACATAATGCCAGCAGGGCACACCCCCAGACCTGATTGGTCAGACGCAGACTGGGAAATCTTCGCCACATGGATCAAAAGTGTTCTTCGTACTAACGTGGTACAAATATCTTTCAACAAGGTAGATGGCACTGAACGAACGATGAAATGTACTCTGAATCCTAAGATGCTGCCACCTGAACCTGTGACCGAGGATAAGAAGGAACGCAAAGTATCGACTACCAGCATCGCAGTGTTTGATGTTGACCTCAAGGAATGGCGCTCATTCCGCACGAAACAAGTAAATCAAATAAAATTTATGCTCGTAGGTGAATGATGTCATTCAAGCAATACATCAACATCAACCACGAATTGCTAAACTTAGTACCTCATGCATCCAAGAATGTTCTTGAACTTGGATGTGCCACTGGACTTTTAGGTTCCACATTCAAACAATCTCACCCTGATGCAGTATGGACCGGTGTTGATTACAACCCACGGGCGCTGTCTGATGCAGCAAAGATTCTTGATTACATTGCTCTGGTGGATTTGAATAACCCTAAACCGGAACACCTACCTGGATCTAACTACGATACCGTTGTCATGGGTGATGTTCTGGAACACCTGAACGATCCACTAACGGCCATGAAGTTCGTTCATGAAGTTACATCACCGGATGCCCAGGCATTCTGCTGTATGCCAATTATGACTAACATCGGCATCATAGAACGGATGCTACTTGGTGATCTATCATATGATGAATACGGGCTGCTGGATACCACTCATGTGCGATTCATGTCAATCGCATCAACTATCAAGTTGTTTTTGGACTCGGGCTGGCTACCTACTATCCTTGGTACACGTTATGTGGGAATAGGGGATGGTGCAGATAAGGCGGCGTTTACTAACGCACTGATTGAAGCCGCAAAACATCTGAATATTCCACGTAGCACCTCAGAGAGAAATCTGTTCAGTTTCCAGATTTGGGTTCAGGCACATAAGTCACCAGTGTTCCAAGTGAATAAGAAAAAGTTCAGTGTGATCGTTCCGGTTAACAACGCCACAATATACAACATCAACCTCAAGCGTTCCCCTGGACTTGCCGAAGTTGACGCGGAAATCATTCCTATATATGGTGCCAACAGTGCAGCAGAGGCATTTGCACAAGGAATGGCGAAAGCCACAAACAAGTGGGTTCTATTCTGTCATCAGGATCTGTATATCCCGAGTGGCAGCGGGCATGCTCTTTCGGCTCTATTTGATATGCCTGATGAGGAAGCCCGAAACACTCTGATCGGTTTCGCAGGTATGAACAACCAGGCTCATCATGGCATGGTCATAGACCGAGTGAACAGGTATGATCATCCAAGGTCTGACACGGCTACTTCCCTTGATGAAATCGCTGTGGCGCTCACCACTGATTCCATTCACCATATTGACCCGGCTTTCGGCTGGCACATGTGGGCAACTGATATGTGTGTTTGCTCACCTGTACCAGTGAGAATTGAACGAGTACCGCTGTTCCATAACTCAATCACAGAAAACGGCCCGACAGAATCGTTCAATGCCTCAGTCACTTTGCTCTTCCAAAAGCACCCGCACTTGACGGGAATTGACGCCTGCACCGGTACTTTCACGCCCAAACCATAATTTGACAATAAATAGAGAATCTGCTATAATACTCACATGAAAACGCAAATTCTCTCGTTTACGCTCACACAGCCCAAACATCGGGCTCACCGTGTCCTGTTCCAAGAAGATACGCCATTCAAGCCGAAGGTGGTTGATTCCAAACTCAAGTTCAAACGGCGCCCAAAACATAAGAATCGTCCGGATTTGACATAAATTCCCAAATCTGCTATAATACATCTTTCACTCAGTAATCAAGGAAAAACATGACTGCACTCACTAAGCCCCAAGTTGCCTCTATTCGTGCTGACCTCGCCGCTGCTTTTGCTCTTGTGGCGAAAAAGCATGGTGTTGACTTCTCTCTTGGTACGATTCGTTTCAGCCCGGACTCCATGTCCGGCAAGTTGACCGGTGTCGTTCGCGGCGCAGCAGGTACTTCTGTGACAGCCCCGGTCGATCTGAAGGCTCTGGCTCTGGCGAAGACCGGCAAGCGGGTGCTTGGTGCATCGTTCAACACGACTGCCAAGTATCGTTCGCAATCTCTCGGAGTGGTAAGTTTCGTCGGCTACAACACTCGCGCCCGTGCTTACCCGTTCGTGGTGCTGACTTCTGCTGGTAAGCGTTACAAGATCGGCACGAACGCCGCTCAAAGCATGGTAACTGCAGGCGCGGTTCTCTAATATGACCAAAAAAGACCTTGCCAAAAAGATGAAGGAATTCATCGACTCGCAGAACGACACCCACAAAGATGAATGGTGGGGCACTGACCGAATCCTCAAGGGCGCGATCATCGAAGAATTTGCCGAAACTCTCGGCATCACTGAAAAACAAATTGAAGAAGCAACCTGATGTTCATCACCTTTCTTACTGTTCTGGCCACGATTTGGGTCGTGGTGTATGTAATCGGCACCCTGCTGACTTTTGTTGAATTTTATCGTCTGACGCCTGCCCAACAATTTAAGGCGCGAATCACATTTGACCCGCTCGGCTTCACTGCATTTCTGGTGTGTGTAGCCTGGTTAATTGCCCGGGCGCTCTCATGAAGATGAAGGGCACCTATCAGAGAATCTCTGAACGACTGCTTCGGATTGACCCTCGTCTGCCGAAGGCGTTTTGCGTCTTTGAAAACGGGAAATTTCTTATGGGAACCCAATCTCTGCATCGTACTGCTGCTGCCCGAGTTTGGCGCATGTTTTGGCGCATCAAATTGGTACGCCCAAAATCATGAATAATGCTATTTTTCTTTTCTTGTGTCTGCATCTCCACGGGTCACTTGGTAAAACTGGTAAAATAGTTCTTATGTGTGTTGTCTGGGCGTTGATAATACTGATGAGTGCCTTTCTATATTGGTTCACATTTGTTTTACTCGACGGAATGTGGCCGATTCAAATACTACTTGGTGTTGCATTTGGTGCTGCATTGTTAGCGGCGGTTGGCATAGGCCTCATTCAACTCCAAATCAATATGATTGCATCTGGTAGTGCGTTGGAAGAATATTCTTCTACAGAAGTTGATGAAAAACAACAGATAAAATCGAGGAAGAAACTCGGGAAGATTTTAGAGGCGCACCGCCAAAGTCATAATAGCGGTAGGTGCTCGAAGGTTAACACATTTGACAATAAATAGGTAATCTGTTATAATACTTGTATTGAATCAACAAACGGAGTAAAACATGGCGTATATGTCTCAAGACCGCAAATCTGAATTGGCCCCTGCTATCAAGGCAGTGCTGAAAAAGTACGGCGTCAAGGGCTCTCTTGCTGTTCGCAATCACTCTACTTTGGTGTTGAACATCAAGTCGGGTCCAATCGACTTTATCGGCAACCTGAATAAGGTCTGTGCTGTTGCTCCCGGTGCTGATCGTTATGGCGCATATCGCCCTGCTGTCGGCTCCATTGATGTGAACCCGTATCACTACCAGAGCCATTTTGACGGCAAGGCTCTTGCTTTCCTGTCTGCTGTGATGCCTGTGATGAACACGGGCAATCACGACAACAGCGATATCCAATCGGATTACTTTGATATCGGGTGGTACATTGATGTGAATATTGGTGCGTGGAACAAGCCCTACATTCTGACTAAATAAAACATGAAAAAACTGATCAAATTTATAACTGATCCGGTGGGCATTGCTGAACGCTCTGCTTGGATCATCCTGGTGATCGTCGCCGCAACGATGTTGCTGACGAGGACGCTATGAATTCACACGACAAAAAGAATCTGGACTTCCTGATGCACGCCAGCCCAGACATTCTGGCAAAGTGGTACGCAGAAGTATCCGAGGACGACATTCTGTACGCCTCAGAACTGTTGGCACAAGCCTCACATGAAATGGAACGGGCAGCATTAGTTGCCGTCGCCAAGGAATGTTTGATGCGCGATGGTGAAAACATTGACTGCTCTGAAGCCAAAACTCTTCTCTCCAAGTTCACTCTTAAAGGAATCAGTTAGTAACACTGGATGACCGATAAATAGTAGTATGAATTACAGAAAAATCTATGAATCCCATTTCGGCCCCATTCCCAAAGAGAAGAATGGTCGGTCCTATGACATTCATCATATAGACGGGAACCATAGTAATAATTCACCCGAAAACCTCCGAGCGGTAACTATCCAGGAGCATTATAATATTCATTATGAACAGGAAGATTGGTATGCTTGACGGTGCTAAAGCCCGGGTAAGAAATCTAAAGCGAAGTGCTGCAGGTACAAACCCCTTTCTCGACCCTGAGGTCGCCCGGAAAAATGTCCGGAATCAACTTGCAGCCGGAACTCATTCCTCGCAGAAAGTTTGGAAGTGTGAACATTGTGGTAAAGAAGGTAAAGGTGCCGGAATGTTTACCCGTTATCACGGTGGTGCCTGCAAGGCTGCGCCCAAATAAGTGAAGAATACTTGACAACAAATCCTAAATCTGTTATAATATAACATCGCTATTACTTAAAGGAGAATGAAAATTAATACATATTGGGCTCTTGTCCGAACTGTCCCCGGCGCGTTTATCCGCGTTACAATCCAAGCTGATAATCCTTACAATGCTTTCCAAATGCTCAAGGCAATGTACGGTTCCCAACTTATTTCGGACTTTGCTTCCCCTGTCTGATTTGGGTACATAGTGCTTGACTATCCTAGTCAGGTGTGTTAGAATATAGTTTTAAAGGAATATCATGTCAAACATGACTGAATATAAAGGCCTGCTTAAGGCGTTGGTGGCGTACCGCAAGAGCCTCGGTGAAAATACAATTTACCGCACGACCCTTACCCGCGACATTTCGCGCATCACAAAGAAACTCGATCCCACGGTGCGCGACGACGAGTTTGGTTTCCATGTCTCTCCGATGATGGAGGAAGTGGCTACGGAACTCGGCGGAACCTTTACAAAGGATCTGACGAAGAACGGCAACGCAAAAAAGAACACTGTCCGAATTGAATTCTGACTTTGGTAACACTGGGTGTTGACTTTAATTCAGCCCTGTGTTATAATAGTACGTGCTGAAAAGCATTTCATTAACTAGCTACAAAGGAAACAAAATGGCTAAACCTAATCAAGCGATCACCGTCGCTGGCATTACGTCCCACGGGACTTTCACTAACAAGGTTCGCTTCACGGTGAATCTGGTTCGTCGGATCAAGCAATTCGTGAAGGTCAATGCAACTCGCATTGATCTGGTGGAGTTGCCGAACCCGATGTCTCGTCTTGAGGCAATTGCGTATCTGAAAACGCATGCGGATTTTCAATCTGCGGAAGATCAGGCAACACTGGACGAGGCAGTTGAAACTCGCACTCCTAAGACCCCGAAGGTCAAGGCTGTGAAAACTGTCAAGACCCCGAAGGTCAAGGTAGTCAAGGCTAAGGTCGTCAAGACTGACGCAAAGCCGACTCTTGATGCAATCAAGGCTCGCGCAAAGAAAACCGTCAAGACGGAAAC